ATAGATGTTGCTCAAGAATTTGCTGGGTCTGGTCCTGTTGAAGGACCGGGTTCAGGAGTCTCTGACAGTATACCTGCGAGGTTATCTGATGGAGAATTTGTCTTTACTGCAAAATCTGTGAAAGAAATCGGAGCTGATAATTTAATGGCAATGATGAAAGAAGCAGAAATGAGAGCAGACGAAAGACAAGGAATGCAAAATGGTGGAGACGTTGAAGAAGAGCTGGTGACTTTAGAACCTGACCAAGAACCTGCTAGACAGGAAATCAGAGTTGTTAAAGAAACTGTAGATTCACCAAATAGGATGATAGCAGATGAGGATGAAATATCTAAAAGTATTAAATCCAATATGATGCTTGACCCTATGCAACGTCACGTCAGAAGCTAAAATACGAGATAGAGCTACCCTAAAATATTAGGCACTCTATTAAAATTAACTTTTGAAAGGCGACCTTTACAAGACAAGCCCTATAGTGCACATATAGCTACCTTGTTAAACGAAGCCCTGAGTAGGAGGAGAATATGACTGAACAAGTCCAAAAAGAGGAACAAGCCAATCCTTATAATATGAAAAAATCTTGGCATACGGATGTAGAAGACAAAGAATTTATATCTGCTGATGATGGTTTATTTTTTCAGAAGATAACACCAAAGAGTAATCAAAGTGTTAAAACTGAGATAGACCCAAAGGAACTCGATAATGAAAGTCTAGAAGTTACTTCGGACCAACCTTATAAGAAACCTGATTATAAAAAGCGATATGATGATTTGAAAAAACATTATGACTCTAAATTGAATGAGTTTAAATCTAGAGAACAGGAGTTACTTGAAGAAGTTACTAAAAATAAAACTGAATATACAGCTCCTAAAACAGAAGAAGAACTTGAACAATTTAAAACAGAGTATCCTGATGTTTATGAAGTAGTAGAAACTGTTGCTCATATGCAATCAGAATCTAAAGCAAAAGTTTTAGAAGAACGATTACAAAAGTTACAAGAACGTGAGCAAGAAATTTTACGAATAGAAGCAGAAAAAAGGTTAACTGATAGGCATCCTGACTTTGATGATATTCGCAATAGCGATGATTTTCATAGTTGGGCAAAAGAACAGCCTAAGTCTATCCAAGATTGGATATACAAAAATGCCGATGATGCTGACTTAGCTTCCCGTGCTTTAGATTTATTTAAAAAAGATTTTGGCATAGATGTTCCTCAAAAGGAAAAGTCAAATTCTAAACAGACCAAAAAATCTGCTGCTGATATGGTATCGACTAAAACAACAACTGTTGAACCAAAGCAAGAGAAAATATGGTCTGAAACGGAGATTGCTGCTATGAGTATGGATGAGTTTGATAGGCATGAAGCCGAAATCAGCGAAGCTATGGCTCAAGGCAGAATCGTAAAGTAACTATTAACTTATAAAGGAGTACAATCATGGCTCAGTTTTTTGAACCAAGTCCTGATACTAATGCTAACTTTGGTAACTCTGTAAGTGGACAAACCAATAGTTTCTTCCTACCTAAGATATATTCCAAGAAAGTTTTAAACTTTTTTAGGAAGGCATCTGTAGTGGAAGCTATTACTAACACCGACTATGCTGGTGAAATATCTGCTTTTGGAGACTCAGTTAGAATTATTAAAGAGCCTGTAATATCAGTTTCTGATTATACAAGAGGTTCTGACACTACTTCCACAAAGTTAACCGACCAAGAAATTTCACTTGTTGTCGATAGTGCAAAAGCTTTCAAATTCATCGTTGATGATATTGAAACAAATATGTCTCATGTAAACTTCAAAGAAGTTGCAACCTCATCTGCTGCTTATGCGTTGAGAGATTCATATGATGCTGCTGTTATCGCTTCAATGTTTAGTGGAGTTTCAACTTCAAGCCCTGACCATGTTTTAGGTGCAGATGCTGCGGCAGCTACACAAACAATGGGACAACATCAAGGTGGTTCTAATGCTATCGACCTAACAGGTTCTGATGGTACTGGAACAGACCCACTAGATGTAATGTCATTTATGGCTAAATTACTAGATGAGCAAAGCGTACCAGAAGAAGGTAGATGGTTTGTAGCCCCTCCTTCATTCTACAACGAACTTGCACAGTCTGGTTCTAAGTTATTGTCAGTAGACTTTAACGCAGGTCAAGGGTCAATAAGAAACGGGTTGGTTTCTAGTGGTAAACTTCGTGGTTTTGATATGTATAAGTCTAATAATATTGCTGCTACATCTACTTGTACTGGTAAGATTATGGCTGGGCACATTTCATCTACTGCAACTGCTCAAACTATCATCTCAACTGAGGTCCTAAGAGACCCTAGTTCTTTCGGTGATATTGTTAGAGGATTGCACGTATATGGTGCTAAAGTATTAAGACCTGAAGCATTAGTTTCAGCTTTCTATACTGTTGATTAATATCAATACGGGGGAGTCTTCGGACTCCTCCACTTTTTAAAGGAACAAATATGGAAGAACAACAAGAACAAGGAAATCCAAAACCAAGTGGAAACATTTCATATTACAAATCTATTGAAGAAAAAGAAAAGATGTGTAAAGAAATGGTTGGTTATAATACTATGAATTTTGAATACGAAGAAGAAAAGGGAGAAAAATAATGGATTACGGAATGGGAATGAAAAAGAAAAAGAAAAGAGATAACATGGTGTATGGTGGTATGCGTAAAAAAGCTATGGGTGGTGGAATGTATGGAAGAAAAGCTGCTAAACATGGTGGACCACACAACAACATGGATAGAATTGGCATGGCTATAGGTGGTGCTATGGAAGTTCAATCTCCTAATTAAACATGAAGGTTAAAGCACCTAAAGGCTATCATTGGATGAAACAAAAAAATGGTAGTTTTAAATTAATGAAACATACTGGTAAATTTGTTAAACACAAAGGAGCTAGTTTAACTGCAAACTTTGCAATTCAAAAGGTTCATAAAAAATAATGGCAACAACATATTTAGATTTAACAAATGAGATTCTTAGAGAACTCAACGAAATACCTTTAACATCAGCTAACTTTTCAAGTGCTGTTGGGTTTCAGCAGTTCGTCAAAGATGCTATAAATAAATCTATATTTGATGTTGCAAATGAAGAACCTCAATTACCTTTCTTTGCAACTGGTGAAAGTGGAGCAACAGACCCTTTTTATGGGAATGTAACTGTCGCAACTGTAGCTGGACAAAGATGGTATGAATTAAAGGCAGCAAGTTCTAGTGTAGCCGATGATTACGCTTCGATAGACTGGGACGATTTTTACTTAACTACTATTAATGTTTCTGGAGAATCAGCTCCTTTTGTTTCTAGAGGATTACGTTTTTTAAACTTATCAGACTGGAGAAACAATTATAGAGATAGTGAGAATATAGATGATGCTGATGCTCAAGCTTATGGTGAGCCACAGTTTGTTATTAAATCTCCTGATAGTAGAAAATTTGGATTAAGTCCAATACCGGATAAAGTTTATAATGTGCATTTTTATGCATTTGATAGACCAACAAAACTTTCAGCTCACGATGATACAATAGTATTTCCAGAGCAATACAGTAATGTAATAACAGCAAGAGTTAGATATTATGTGTGGCAGTTTAAAGAAAGCCCACAACAAGCAGCATTTGCTTTAGAGGATTATAAGAAAAACTTAAAACTAATGAAGTCAAGTTTAATTAATCCTACACCTAGAGTAATGACAGACGATAGAAGATATTTTTAAATTAATAGAGGAGATAATTATGCCTTTAGTAGATATAATGAAAGGAGTAGCTGAAACAGCTATTAATGTAAAAACAGCAGTACCAAGAGCAAAAGCAAGATTAGCTGGAAAAGCAGCTTCAGCAGTTGGTGCTAAAAGACTAGGAGCAGCTTTACAAAAAGCTGGTTCAAGAATACAATTAAATGAGGGTGGACAACCAGTTTATAAAAATGGAGAAATGCCACAAGCAGGTCCTAATTAAAAGTAAATGGCACGTTCTCAACCTTACACAGTAGCTTGTGATGGAGGATTAGTAACAGCATCTAATCAGATAGACTTACTTAAAACTCCGGGAGTAGCTACTGAATTAAAAAACTTTGAAGTCTCTATTGAGGGTGGATATAGACGTATCAATGGTTTTTCAAAGTTTGGTGGAGGAAGTTCAGCTCAACCTACAGGTGGTGCAACTAATATCTTAGGAGTTATACCTTATGGTGATGGAGTTGTAGCTTGTGCAGGTACAGGAATATTTTTTAGTCAAGATGGCACAAGTTGGACCAATATAAGTAGAAGTTCAGTTTCTGGAAGTGGTGATAATCATACTGCTTTTACAGGTCGTAGCACATTAACTAGAACTTCTCAAGGTCAAATAAATTTTGCAATCTTTGAAGGTGCTACATTTGATTATGGTTTATTAATAATATGTGATGGAGCTAATAAACCTTACTTCTTTAGAATGGAAGGAACAGGTTCTTTTACAGATAGAACTTTCTTTGCAGGAGAGATAACTGTAACAGGAACAAAGTTTGCAACTCATGCAGCTATTCACGACAAGCATTTAGTTGTTGCAGGAGTTGAAGATAATTTAAATAGTATATTTTATAGTGGTACACTAGACCCAACAGACTTTACAAGTACAGGGTCAGGTTCAATAACACTAGAAGACCAAGTAGTAGGTATAAAAAGTTTCCGTGATGAACTGTTTATATTTTGTGAAAATAGTATATTCAAGTTACAAAATATAAATAGCACACCAGTCATTGTACCAGTTACTAAAAATATTGGTTGTCTAAGTGGACAAAGTATACAAGAGATAGGTGGTGACTTAATATTTTTAGCACCGGATGGATTTAGGACAGTAGCAGGTACAGCAAGAATTGGTGACGTTGAGTTAGGAACTGTATCAAAAGCTATACAACCTCTACTAACTACATTAGCTGAAAATATTAATACCTTTACTATTACAAGTTTAGTATTAAGAGATAAATCACAATACAGATTATTTTATACCGATACAACCACTCCATCAACTTTACAGAGAGGTATTATCGGAACATTAAGACCTAATGGTTTTCAATGGTCTGAAACTAGAGGTATATCAGCAACAGCTACTGGTTCTGGTTTTAATCAAAATGGTGTAGAAGAATACTATCATGGAGATGCATCTGGTTATGTTTATGTACATGATTCAGGAAATGATTTTGATGGTAGTAACATTTTAGCTAGATATGCAACACCAGACTATGACTATGGTGATTTTGGAACTCTAAAAACTTTACATTATGTTAGAGTTTCAGTTGCAGCAGAAGGTGTTGTAACACCAGAGTTACAGATTAAATATGACTATGGTAATACAAGTGTTCCACAACCAGCAAGTAATTTTAGTTTTGGAACAATTAATCCACCGGCAGAGTTCGGTGAAGCTGTCTTTGGCACAAGTGTCTTTGATGGCACAGCAAATCCACTAATTAGAATACCAGTTCAAGGTAGTGGTACAAGTAATAATTTTACAGTTTTAACAGAGGATACAAAAGCACCCTATAAAATTAATGGTTTATATATAGATTTTATACCATCCGGCAGGAGATAATAAATGGCAAGTTACACAAGACAAAGTACATTCGTAGATGGAGATACCATCACAGCAGCTATATTTAATAATGAGTTTAATCAATTATTAGCTGCATTTAACAATTCAACAGGACACAAACATGATGGCACTACAGCCGAAGGTCCAGTTATAGGATTAATTGGAGATGCAGGAGAAACGTCTCCAAACAATAAAGTTTTAATAGATACAAGTAATAATCATATAGAGTTTTACACAGAGGTATCTTCTTCGTCTGTTCAACAACTAAGAATACAAGATGGAGCTATTGTTCCGATTACAGATAATGATATAGATTTAGGTACAAGCTCTTTAGAATTTAAAGATGCTTTCTTTGATGGTACAGTTACTACAGATGCATTAGTAGCTGATACAGCAGATATAAATGGTGGTACAATAGATGGAGTTACTATAGGTGGCTCTAGTGCTGGTGCAATAACAGGTACAGCTATTACAGGTACAAGTTTTGTTATAGGTTCAGCAGATATAAACGAAGCTGAACTAGAAACGATTGATGGTGTAACTGCTGGTACAGTTGCAGCTAGTAAAGCAGTCGTTGTCGATAGTAATAAAGATATTGCAAGTTTTAGAAATGTTACCTTAACTGGAGAACTAGATGCAGCAACACTTGATATATCAGGTGATGCAGATATTGATGGCACGTTAGAAGCCGATGCAATTACTATTGCAGGTGTAACACTAGCAGAAACAATATCTGATACAGTCGGAGCTATGGTTAGCTCTAATACTGAAACAGGTATATCTGTAACTTACGATGATTCTGATAACACATTAGACTTCGTAATTGGTTCAGGAGTTATAACTAATGCAATGTTAGCAAACTCGACAGTTTCCTTTGGTGGTATAAGTTTAGCATTAGGTGCTTCAGATGCTACACCAGCTTTTGATTTATCAGATGCTACAAATTATCCAACATCAAGTTTATCAGGAACAATTACCAATGCTCAATTAGCAGGTTCTATTGCAAATGCAAAACTTGCAAACTCTTCAATAACAGTAAGTGATGGCTCAAGCTCTACAGCTATTTCATTAGGTGGTACACTAACCTTTGCCGGAACATCTAATGAAGTTGAAGTAGGAGAAAGTTCAGGTACAATTACTGTAGGTTTACCAAGTGCTACCCAAATAACAACATCATTAGGTGTTGGTGGTGGTTCAACCAATGGTGTCCAAATATCTCAAGGTGCTATTGCTATTAAAAATGGTGGTACACAATCATATGTAGATTTTTATTGTGAGTCTTCAAATGCTCATTATGCAAGATTACAAGCACCTGCTCACTCTGATTTTAGTGGTAATATTACACTTACTTTACCAGCTACCACAGGTACACTTGCACTAACATCTAGTGATATTACAGGTACAGCAGCAGTTGCTACCTCTGTAACAGTATCAGCAAATAACAGTACAGATGAAACTATATTCCCTGTATTTGTTGATGGTGCTACTGGAAGTCAAGGATTAGAAACTGATACAGGCTTTACATATAATCCTAGCTCTGGAAACTTAACTATTGGTGGTGCTTTAACTGCTGCAAGTTTAGATATTTCAGGCGATGTAGATGTAGATGGTACACTCGAAGCTGATGCTATAACAGTTAATGGTACAACACTTGCTGAAACTATTTCAGATACTGTTGGTGCTATGGTTAGTTCTAACACAGAAACTGGCATATCAGTAACCTATGATGATAGTGATAATACCTTAGACTTTGTAATCGGTAGTGATGTTATTGTAAACTCTATGATAGCAGACGATGCGATTGATTCAGCTCAAATAGCTGATGGAGCAATCGACACAGTTCATATTGCAGACGACCAAGTTACAGGTGATAAGTTATCTAATGATATAACTATTGCTAATGACTTAACAGTTGCAGGAAACTTAGTAGTTACTGGTAGCACAACACAAACAGGTGCAACAGTATCCAACTCTAACTTCCAAGCATTATCTAATAATAATAGTGGTAATGCTACAGACTTTGGTTTTTATGGTAAGTATGTAGAATCTAGTACAACTAAATATGCAGGGTTATTTTTTGATGCTTCTACTGATAATACCTTTAGATTATTTGTAGATACACAAACAGAACCTAGCACAACAGTTAATACAAGTGCTACAGGCTATGCAGCCGGAACATTGATAGCAAATTTAACAGGTGATGTGACTGGTAACGTATCAGGAACAGCAGCTACAGTAACAGGTGCAGCTCAATCAAACATTACAAGTCTTGGTACACTTACCACACTTACAGTAGATGATATAACAATTAATGGTTCAACCATATCTGATGGAGGAACTTTAACTATTGATGCTGAAGGAGAAATTATATTAGATGCTAATGGTGGGGACTTTATACTTCAAGATGATGGTACAGAAATAGGAAGATTTGAAAACTCAAGTTCTGATTTTGTTATTAAATCATCAGTACAAGATAAAGACCTTATTTTTAAAGGTAATGATGGAGGTAGTGGCATTACATCTTTAACACTTGATATGTCTAATAATGGAATAGTGACAGCAGCTAAATCAGCAGCTATTACACAAGTAGCTTTAACTTCAAGCTCTAATGCAATAGCTTGGGATGCTACAGCAGCAGCTAATGCTTTTCATTTAACTACTGAAAATACAACATTCTCAGCACCTAGTAATTCTGTTGAGGGTGCAATTATTTCTGTAGAAATAGCTCAAGGTGGTACAGCTAGAACTATCGCATGGAACACAGTATTTGAATTCGCATCTTCAACAGCTCCTACAGTAACTGCTACTGCAAACAAAACAGATATTTTTGCTTTTAGATATAATGGTTCTGTATGGCAAGAAATTGGAAGAGTACAAAACTTAGCACAAACTTAATACATGGAAACTTTACAGCGTACAGCAAATCGTGGTAGTATATCTACAGCAACTTATGAAATTGATAATTCGTTAAAGTTAGAAAGAGCTAACTCAGAAAATATTTATAGACAAATTATTGATGGAAATCGAAAAACTTGGACAAGCTCTCTTTGGATAAAACGAGTTGATACTGCAACTCCAAGCTATAATCTGTTTTTTAATCATGGAATTTATGGAGTTGGAACTTATTTAAGGTTTAACAATGATGATACGTTAACTGCAGCTATAGAGTCTTATGGTGGTGGAACATCACAAGTTACAAATGCAAAATTTAGAGATACATCAGCTTGGATGCATATTGTATGGAGAGTTGATACAACACAGTCAACAGAAGCTGATAGAAGCAGAATATATATTAATGGAGCACAAATTACAGATTTTAGTTCAGCTACCTATCCAAGTCAAAATACAGATACTTTAGCTAATCATGACCATAGTGGATATGATGATGTAGAGTTTGGTTATAAAGATGCAGGAATTTATTCAAATATGTATTACGCAGATGTTTATCATGTTGATGGTCAATCTTTAGCTCCTACAGAATTTGGAGAATATGATAGTGCTTCAGGAATTTGGAAACCTATTGAAGCTGATATAAGTGACTTTGGTAATAATGGATTTTATTTAGATTTTAGCGATGCATCTAGTTTAGGAACAGATAGTGCAGGTAATGGTTCGTTTACTTTAAGTAATATAACATCAGCCGACCAATCAACTGACACACCTACTAATAACTTTTGCACACTTAATCCAATGGTTAATTTTAAATATACAACCAATGGCATAACAGAAGGTGGAACAGTTTTTGGAGATGATACAGGTGGTGGTGTTGGTGGTGCTTTTGGTACTATGGCAGTTACAGCAGGTAAGTGGTATTGGGAAGTAAAACTTACACAACAAAACTCACACTATATAGGTGTAAGTGCTATTGATGATGGTGATAATGTTTTATCTTCAACAGACCCACAGGAAGAAAACTCAACCTTTAGATTTAACATAAGTGCTGCAAGAAGAGAATATGTTAATAGTGGTTCTCAAGGATATGGTTCATTAGATGAATTTACAGACTTTCATAGTGCAGGAGATATTATAGGTATAGCATTAAATATGGACGATAACCAAATTAGTATTTATGGTAATGGCACATTGCAAAGTGGTGTTGCTAATACTACCTTGTATGATGCAGCTAATAAAATGGTAGTGCCTTTTCATGGAACTATTAATGATGAAGCTCAATATAACTTTGGTGGCTATTCAGCATGGACACCATCAAGTGCAGCATCTGATGCTAACGGATATGGTACATTTGAGTATGCACCTCCATCAGGCTACTATGCCTTATGCACTAAAAATTTAGCAGAGTTTGGAGGATAACATGGCAGCTTATACAACGATAGACGACCCTTCAGCATATTTTCAGACTAAACTATATACAGGTAATGGTACAGACGATACTGCTATCACTAATGATGGTAACTCAGATTTACAACCTGACTGGATTTGGATTAAAAGAAGAAGCTCGACTGAAGACCATCAATTAGCTGATTCAAATAGAGGTGTTACAAAATGGTTGCATTCTAATTTAACCAATGCAGAAAGCACAACCACAGCAAGACTTAAATCTTTTGATACAGATGGTTTTACTTTGGGTGATACTGGTTCTACAAATAATAGTGGTGATACATTTGTAGCTTGGCAATGGAAAGCAAATGGTGGTACAACAAGTTCTAATACGGATGGCTCAATAACCTCTACAGTACAAGCCAATACTGATGCAGGATTTAGTATTGTGACTTGGACAGGTAACGGTACTTCAGGTGCAACAGTTGGTCATGGTTTAGGTGTAAAACCTAATCACATAATTATAAGAAATAGGTCAACAGCAAGTATTAATTGGACTAATTATGTAGAAGAGATAGGTGCTACAAAATTTTTACAATTAAATGTCACAAATGCTGGAACAACAGCAACAAATAGATTTAATGATACTGAACCAACAACAAGTGTTTTTTCTTTAGGAGACAGTTCAAGAAGTAATGGAAATACAAGTGATATGATTGCCTACTGCTTCGCAGAAAAACAAGGCTACAGTAAGTTTGGAAAATATACAGGTAATGGAAATGCAAATGGTACTTTTGTTTATACAGGGTTTAAACCTGCTTTTGTTATCACTAAAGCATCCTCATCTGCAAGTTCTTGGATGATGTACGACCATAAACGACTAGGCTACAATCCTATAGATGTTGCACTAAGAGCTAATGGTTCTGATGAAGAAAAAACGAGTTTAATATCAGGAGATGATATAGATTTACTTTCAAATGGTTTTAAGGTAAGAAACTCCAATGCAACAATCAATGGTAGTGGTACAACATACATATACATAGCATTTGCAGAGAACCCATTTGTAACATCAACAGGAACACCAACCACAGCAAAATAGGAGAAAAATATGTGGGCACAAGTAGAAGATAATAACATAATACAAGTCTTTACAAGACCTAAAGCACTAACTATAGGAGATATAAACTATCCTAGTAATATATTTACTATGTGGTCTAAATCTGAGTTAGAAGCTATTGGCATTTATGAGGTTGTTATTGACAACTCAAACTTAAAAGACAAAGAGTATTACATTAATACCAATCAAAGTTTTAACTTTGCAAGTGGTGCAGTTACTGCAAGTTATGGTACAGCTACAGCAAAAAATCTAGCAGATACTTTATTTACTGCACAAGACGAAACAAATGGTCTTGGCACAGAGGGCGAAGTAAAAGCTAAAGGTTTAAAGACTATAAAAAAAGAAAACATAAACAAACAAGCTGGTAGTATTTTACAATCTACAGACTGGATGGTTATTAGAGAAGCTGATGGTGGTACAGCAGTACCTAGTTCTATTACAACTCAACGAGCTGCTGTAAGAACTAAAGCTAATGAAATGTGTACAGCCATAGACAATGCTGCCGACATAGATGCTTTAGTAACTTTATATACTTATACCAATACCGGAACTGAAGAGAATCCTGTATATACAAGACCTCTTGGTGAATTACCACAAGTAGGTTAATATGGAAATATCACCTTACATAGTTTGGAATGTTTTAATAACTTTAGTACTTGCTCCTATTTGGTTTCAGATTAGGCAAAACGCTACAGAGTTAAAAAGACAAGACATACTCTTAAATAAAACTCGTGAAGAAATAGCAAAAGAATATGTTACTAAATTTGAGTTGCGTGATGGTATGAAAGACATCATGGATAGAATAGAAAAAATGGATGAAAAGCTTGACAAATTGTTTGAAGTTAAGTAAAATATAAATGAAGAATAAAAAAAATTCAAAAGCTCCCCTCTTATCTATTCTTATAGTAACTCTACAAAAACGTAGGAAAAAGAAGAATGGCAAAAAAAAGAAAAAATAAAAGAGATATATATACAACTGCTGGTCGTGTAGATATGCGTAATGGTGGTCGTGTGGCTTATCAAACTGGTGGTCAACCAAAAACCGAAGAAGAATTTTATGATGATTATCCTGAGTATGATGGACCTAAAGGTGGAGGAGCTGCTGGAGCAAAAAGAAGACAACAATATAAAAATGAAAGAGACGAAGCATATAAAAATTATTTAAGAGATTATGCTACAAGTGCACAAAATCAAATAGCCACAAATCCAACTCCTCAAGATACAACAAATACGACTCCAAATACAACCACAAATAATACTACAAATACAACTACTGATACTAATACACAAGCACCTGTAATGCCAAGAGGTCCATTTACACCGGGTTTTGGTAATGTAGAGCCGGGAGAATATCCAGATTCAGAAAAACCTGATGCAACAGGAGCAATGAAAAGACCAACTCCTATTGGTTTACAAGACCCAGCAGGAGAATCACCCTTTCAAATTGGTAGAGAATATAGAGTTTTAAGAACTGGTGCTGAAGCTGAAAATCTTGCTCGAACAGGACAAGTTGCTGAACAAGCAGTAATTCCTGATGCAGTTCAAGTAGGTATTGACCCTGCAACTGGACAACCAATACGTGACCAACAAATCACAACTATGGATGCTACTACTCCTGTTACAGCTCGACCAGCATCAATGGTTAGTCCAGAACAAGTAACCACAGTAAAAGACACAGCACAAATCACACAACCTCAAGCAATACAAGCTGCTCAAATGACAGCAGCTACTGTTGACCCTATAGCTCAAGTTACAGCAGCTCAAGGACAAATTTCAGATGATTCATTAGCTCAAGCAGCAGGAGTAGAACGAGTTGAAAAAATAGATGCAGCTCAAGTTAATATTCCAGAAGGAGCTTTAACTGAAAGAGTAATAGGTGTTTTAAGTGAAGATGCTAAATCTACTGCTGCTGTAAATGCTGGAAGTTCACTTGCAAGAATTAGTAGAGCTAAACAACAACTTAGCAATGCAGGATTAAGTTCAGAACAAATAAATGAACTTGGTAATGACCCACAAGCATTAGAAGCACGATTAGCAGACTTTAATGAAAGTGAACGTGGTTTAATTGCAGGATTACCTCAAGAAGCTTTAGTATCAAATCAGCTAGATGCTTTGTTAACAGGTATTGAAGATGGTAATATTCCAGCTTTTGCAAGACCTGCTGTAGCTCAAGTTGAACAAATGTTGGCTCAAAGAGGATTAGAAGCTTCAACTGTTGGTAGAGATGCGTTAGTCAATGCAATAATTCAATCAGCTATTCCATTAGCTCAATCGAATGCTCAAGCTATACAACAAAGTGTAGCACGACAGCAAACTATTGAAGCACAAGAATCTGAAGCAAACACAGCCAGACGACAACAAACAGCTTTAACCAATGCACAAAATGTTTTTAATTTAAATCTTGCTCAGTTTAATGCTGACCAACAAACAGCTTTATCAAATAGTAAATTTTTACAAACTGTTGGTTTTGCAAATGCAAATGCTGAACAACAAGGAATTATTCAAGATGCTGTATTAATGTCTCAAGCTAATTTAGCAGAAGCAAATTTTAATCAACAAGCTCAAATACAAAATGCTCAAGCTTTTTTACAAATGGATTTTACAAATTTAAGTAATCGTCAACAAGCTAATGTATTAAAAGCTCAACAAACTCAGCAAAGAATATTAAGCAATCAAGCTGCTGAAAATGCTGCTTCTCAGTTTAATTCAACAAGTGAAAATCAAACAAATCAATTTATGGCTGGATTACAAGTCCAAGCAAATCAATTTAATGTTACACAAATGAATGCAATGCAGCAATTTAATGCAACTCAATCTAATGCTGCTGCTGCAAGAGATGCAGCTAGAGAAGCTGATTTAGAAAAATTTAATGCTCAATTAGTTGCTCAAGTTGACCAATTTAATAGTCAACAAGCCTTTGCAAGAAATCAATGGAATGCACAAAATGCTGCTGTTGTTGAAGCATCAAATGTTCAATGGAGAAGACAAGCAAATACAGTTAATACTGCTGCACAAAATCAAATTAATATGCAAAATGCTATGAACTCATTTAATATAAGTTCTCAAGCTATGTCATTTTTATGGCAAGAATTAAGAGATGAAGCTGACTTTACATTTAGAGCTGTAGAAAATGAAGAGAATAGGAAAGCTCAAATTTTAGCAACTGCAATAGCAAATGAAGGTAAAGCTGGTGAACGATATGATGATTTTTTAACTGATTTATTATCATCAGTAGAGCAATCATACAAAGCAGGATTATTTGGAGGGTCTTCATAAACAAGGATTTTATTATGGGTAAGTTACGAAAAATAGGTAAAAAAATTAAAAAAGGAATTAAGAGTCTTGGTAAATCAATTAAAAAGGCTTTAGGTGGTAAACTTGGTAAAGTTATTGGAATGATAGGTTTAAGTATGATGATGTATGGTGTAGCAAGTAATTTATTTGCGAACAATCCTATCTTTCAAAGGCTTCAATCTAACCTTCCAAAAATGGATAGTTTTGCAACTGCTGACGTAACAAGTGCAGCAGAAGTCGGTGCTAAGTCAATAGAAGGTGCAGCAACATCAGCAGCAGCAGAAGCCGGAACAGCAGTTACAAAAAATATACCTTTATCTGAAGCTACATATGGTCAATTAGATGTAGGTGGTAAAGTTGCTAAATTAGGAGTAGATGCTGCTAATAAAGCTTTTGAGTTTGGAAGTGGTGCTGTAGATTATGTAAAAGAATTACCATCACGAATTATGGATGGAAGTTTTGTTGGTGATGTAGCTGAAGGCACAGCAGTTGGAGTATTAACAAATAATTTATTAGCTGAAGATGGTGACTTAACAACATTTGCTAAATCTCCACAAGCTCAAGCAGTTGTAGAACCAGCTCAAAGAATGTTAGTACAAGATATTCAAAAACAAATGCCACTAACTCCTATTAGTAATTTTCAAGATATAAATAATAATTTAATTTTTGGAACATTAGCTCCTTCATATTTAAATTATCAATTTGAACAATTAGCAAGGACAGGATAATAATGGCAATATCAGAAAAACAAATAGAATTTTTACAGAATAGTTT